CCCCAGGTGGCGGACGTGTCGCTCAATGGTGCTCAAATCACGGGGCTGCTCGCAATCCTGCAGGCTGTTAGCACAGGCGTCCTCACGCGGACCGGTGCCGCTGCTGCGATTGCGGCAGCCTTCCCGGCCATGCCGAAGCCGCAGATTGACGCGATTCTCGCGGGCGTGCCCGAAAACACGGCCCCGGCGGTGCCTGCGGAACCGGCCGCGCCCCCGGCGTTCGGTCGTTCGCTCCCGGCGTCACGGGCGATGACCGTCTCAATTGACTTCGACCGGACGTTCGCCGCCGACCCTGCCCTGTGGGGCGAGTTCGCACGCAAGGCGGTTGCGGACGGGAACACGGTCGTGATGGTCAGCCGTCGGCCTGACACCGCCGACAACCGGCAGACCGTCACCGACACGCTGGGCGACTACGCCGATGCGTTTTCGCAGGTGTTGCTCGTGGGCGAGCGGCTGAAGGACGAAGCCGCGAAAGAGGCTGGCGTCGAGGTGGACGTGTGGGTGGACGATTCGCCGCAGACGGTCAAGCCGCCGATGGATTGCGGGTGTGACGAGCACCGCAACTGCGGCACCGGCAGCGGCGGATTCTCTTCAGGAAACACCTGCGGAAAGGGTGGCGGCGGCGGTGGTGGTGGCGGTTCGTCTGATGGTGGTTCATCGGGAGGCGGCTCGTCGGGTGGCGATGGTGCGGGAAGTGGCTCCGGCCCAGGCGGGCTAAAGCAGCCGTCGAAGAAACACGACGTGAAACTCCCGAAGTCAAAGAAGCGGTTGACCATCGACCAAGGAAACGAGGCGATGAAGCAGCTTGGCTACAAGGTCGGAAAGACCTCGACGAAGAAGGTAGGTAAAGGGTGGGTCACGGTCGTGAGTGTCACTGACAGCACTGGGCACACGGCGACGCTGACGGCGGATGAAGTCAAAGACATCGTTTATGGGAATCAGAAATAGCGATGGCGGCACGGTATGACCACATCGACTTCACGCCCCCGGCTGGCGTCCGCGAGGAAGCGGCGAAGGGACTGGCGTGGCGTGACGAGCACGGACGTGGCGGCACGGCCGTAGGCGTGGCTCGCGCCCGCGACCTCTCCAATGGCACGAACATCTCCCCCGACACCGCCCGACGCATGGCGAGCTACTTTGCTCGTCACGAGGTGGACAAGCAAGGAAAGGGCTTCCGCCCAGGCGAGGACGGCTTTCCATCAGCCGGCCGCATCGCCTGGGCGCTTTAGCTTTGGGGCGGAGACCCCGGCCAAGCGTGGGCCAACAAGCTGACTAAACAGATGAACGCCGCAGACGAGGAGAACCGCAGCATGGCAATCGAACGCCGTAGCCTCTACGAAGAAGAATCCGGCACGCTCCCCCTGCTCCGCATCGAGAGCCGCAGCGAGGACGGCGCGGACGAGGCCCGATGGGTTGTCGGCTATGCCGCCAAGTTCGGCGTCAACAGCCTCGACCTCGGCGATTTCCAAGAGCGGATTGACCCCGGTGCCTTCGGCATCGTCGCGGAGCGGCGTGGCCGCAAGAAGCCGCTGGAGACGCGAGCGTTGTGGAACCACGACGCCAACTTCCCGCTCGCCCGCTATCCCGGCACGCTGCGAATGAACGTGGACGAAATCGGGCTGCGGTATGAGTTCCCGGTGCCCGACACGTCCTACGGGCGCGACCTGGCGGCGAACATCGAGGCTGGCATCGTGCGGGGTTCGTCGTTCTCGTTCCAGATTGCCCCCGGCGGTGAGTCGTGGAGCGTGGAAGACGGCCGCAGCATCCGCACCGTGACGAAGATCGACAGCCTCATCGACGTGGGACCGGTGACGTTCCCGGCGTATCCCGATGCGGACGTGACCGTGGCGAAGCGGTCGTTCGATGCGTTCCGCCAGCAGCGAGACGCCGAGAACGTGCGGCGTGCGACGGCACTGGCAAAGACTCTGAAACTCCGCGAGTATCTGGCGCAGCATGGCCGCTAGTGGCGATTCGTGCCCGAAGTGCCGCGAGGGTCGCCTTGCGGTGGCATCGTCGCAGCGGTGCGGCGAGTACCAGACCCGCTATCTGCGGTGCCCGCGTTGCGGCTGCACGGACAAGCAAGTCGTGCATAGCGGTGAGATTCGCCGCGTGAAGTCTTTTACTGTCGCCCCTGCATAACTGCATGGGTCGGGGGTTCGCTTTTTAGTTTCGGGGTATCGGCGGCAGTGGTCGCCGCACCCGAACTAGGAGCGAAACCTCGTGGACAAGATCAAGGCACTGCTCGACGAACTGGCTTCCGTTGTCGCCGAGATGGAGGCGATGACCGAGGACGCCCCCGAGGGTGAGGCTCCCGCCGAGCCCATGAACGAGGAGCAGGAGGCGTCGCTTCGCAGCCTTGAGCAGCGTGCCGACAAGCTCCGCGAGCGAATCGAGTTCCTGCAGCGCGTGCAGGCGAAGGAGTTGGAACTCCGCGCCGTGCTGGAGCGTGGTGCCCCGGCCAAGCGCGTCGAGAAGACCGAGACCCCCGAGGAGACCCCCGCCGTGGAGAGCCGTTCCAAGGTGTTTGCCGTGCCGAAGAATCACCGGCCCCTTCGCGGTTTCAAGTGCGAGGAGCGGGCGTACCGTGCGGGCATGGCCATCAAGGCCACGCTGACCGGCGATGCCGAGGCGCGGCGGTGGTGCCACGACCACAACGTCGAAGTTCGTGCCCAGGCGAGCGGCATCAACTCGCTCGGCGGCGTGCTGACCAGCCCCGAACTGTCGGCCGAGGTCATCCGGCTTGTCGAAGAGTTCGGCGTGTTCCCCGCGAACGCCCGCAACGTCACGATGCCGACCGGCGAGATGCTGATTGCCCGCCGGACGGGCGGCCTCTCGGCCCGCCCCATCGGTGAGAACGCGGCTCCCACGACCTCCGACGTGACGCTGGACAACATCCAACTCACGGCGAAGCTCTGGGGCATCGACAATCGGATTCCGATGTCGCTGTTCGAAGACTCCGTGGTCGATCTCGCCGACCTCATGGCGGTCGAGGTGGCCCAGGCGTTTGCCGAAGCCTTCGATAAGTCGGGCTTCATCGGGACCGGCACCGGGGCGACCTACCATGGCACCACGGGCGTTGCGGTCGCCATCATCGACGGCACGCACACGGCTGGCGTGGTGGGTGCAAAGACCGGCAACCAGACCTTCGCCGGTCTGGAGTTGGCCGACTTCACCAACACGGTCGCTCGCCTCCCGGTCTACGCTCGGGCTCGCGGGAATGCCAAGTGGTACATCTCGCCGGCTGGCTACGGTGCGTCGATGCTGCGGCTGATGATGGCGGCTTCGGGCAACAACCAGGCCGACGTGGCGGGTGGTGCGAACCTCTCGTTCCTCGGCTTCCCGGTTGTCATCACGCAGCCGCTTGAGAATCGGCTGACCGGCACCAATTCGCAGGTGGCGTGCCTGTTCGGCGACCTCGCCCAGGCTGCGACCTACGGTGTCCGCCGCGAGGTGAGCATCAAGACCGATTCCAGCCGGTTTATCGAGTTCGACCAGATGCTGACGTTCGCTACGACTCGCGTGGCGATGGTTGCCAATGACCTTGGCGACACGAGCAAGGCTGGTCCTGTCGTTGCCCTCCGGTTTGCCGCCTGAACCCTGACACTCTAGGAGATCTGGTATGAACTTTCTTGAGAACTCTCGGACGGTTGTCGGTACGACCGTGACTTCGGCGGCGGCCACCGCGACCCTGACGATTGACCGGCTGGGTTACGACTACGCCAGCATCGACGTTATCGTCGATAAGAGTTCGACTGCCGCCAACACGGCGGCGTCGATTCTCAGCGTGCTGACGCTGTCGGGTGGCGACACGACCACGGCCGGTGCCTCGATCTACACGGTCGCGGTTCCGGCGGCGTCGGTTGCCGTGACTTCGCAGCCCTCGGTTGTCCGCATGGACATCGACCTGCGGGGCAAGGGTCGGTACGTGAAGGTTGACGCGACCCCGGCGACCGCCCTGGCGACGACCATCGTTGCCCGGCTGTCGAAGGGTGAGGTTGGCCCGTCTTCGGCTTCGGTCAAGGGCGTGCTGGCTGCGTACTCCGGCTGATTGCTTGACAGCCTGAACACAGTAGATGGCGGGTGCGGCACAACGTCGCGCCCGCCATTTCTGTTTTCGTGAGGCAGGCATGATTGTCAAAGTCGGCGGCACGGATGTAGACGTTCGCATCGAGTGCATTATGAGCGGGCCGCGCTTCGGCCCACTGAGCAACGTCTTCGGATGGGCACAAGCCCTGATGCCTCTCGGCATCCGCCCGACGCTCGGGCAGGGTGCCCTCTGGGGGCAGGTGTTGCAGCGGTGCATGGAGCAATTCGCCGACTCCACCGAATACCTGCTCTGCACCGACATGGACTCGTTCTGGGACCGCAAGACGGTCGAGGAACTGGTCGCCATGGCGATGGCGTTTCAGTGCGACGCCATGGCCCCGCTGCAGGTGAAGCGGGAGGACGGCCGCCCGATGTTCACGCTCAAGGGCACGCTCGACAATCCGCCCAGCGGCCCGACTGACCTGCCGATGTCGTGGTTCGCCGAGCCCGTGCAGGAGGTGGACAGTGCTCACTTCGGCTGCACACTCATCAGCACGAAGGCTCTGAAGCGAACGCCGAAACCCTGGTTCCAAGACCAGCCCAATGACAAGGGCGAGTACGGCGACGGGCGAACCGACGCCGACATTTGGTTCTGGAAGCAGTTCCGCAAGGCTGGGAACCGCGTCTACGTCTCGCCCCGCGTCAGTATCGGCCACGGCGAATGGGTCTCAGTCTGGCCGGGCAAGGATCTGCAAAAGCCCGTATTCCAGTACGTGTCGGATTACACGGCGAACGGTAAGCCCAAGACTGCATGGAGTGTGCCCCAATCATGAAAATAAGACTGACGAAGAATTACTCGACCTATCGCATCGGGGCGGTGGTCGATTGCGAAGACGAGACGGCCCATCGGCTCATCCGCGACGGCTTGGCCGAGCGTGAGCAGCAGATGGACCTCCTCGTGGAAACGGCGAGCGTGGAACACGACGCCGAGCGTGCCGACCTGACACCCAAGAAGCGAGGGCGACCGCGTGCGGTTCCGCAGCCTGAAAACCCTGACGCCGCCGACGGTTGAGCCGGTCACGCTCGCGGAGGCGAAAGCCCACTGCCGCGTCGATACGTCCACCGACGATGCGTATTTGTCTTCGCTGGTCACTGCCGCGCGTGAGTGGTGCGAGGCGTACTGTGACGAGACTTTCGTCCATACCCAGTACCGGGTGACGTACGACCAGTTCCCCCGCGAGATTGAGTTGCCACGCCCGCCGATGGCAAGCAGCGGGACGGCAACGGCTGTGACCATCACCTACACGATGGAGAATCAGACCACGGCGACGCTGGCGACGAGCCAGTACCGCGTGGACCGCGATTCGACGCCGGGCGTGATTCGCACGCTCTACAACGGCTCCTGGCCGAGCCATCTGCTCGACTACAACGCCGTCAGCGTGACGTGGTGGGGCGGCAAGGGTGCGAGCGGGGCTGACGTTGAGCAGCGAATCAAGAACGCGATTCTGTGGCTCGTGGGCATGTGGTATGAGCGGCGGATGGCGGCTGACGCCGTGAACCTCTCGGAGATTCCGTTTGGCGTCAAAGCCTTGCTCGATTCCGCGAAGTGGGGGAGCTACCAGTGAGCATCCGAGGTCGCATCGCGGTCGATGTGCAGTTTGCCGACGATGACGCGTCGGCGGCTGTGAAGTCGCTCAAGAGCATCGCCCTGCAGGACGCCACCGAATACACCGAGGGCAAGGTGGCGGTGGTGTCGGG